TTACAAAAAATACAATATCTATTAAAGATAAAGATGGTAATTGTTTTAGAGTAGATAAAGATGATCCAAGATATTTAAATGGTGAATTAGTTGGAATTTGGAAAAATAAAACACATTCAGATGATTCAAAATTAAAAATTAAACAATCTAAAAAGGGTACAGGTTTGGGAGATAAAAATTCACAATTTGGAACATGTTGGATTACTAGATATAGTGAAATTACTAAAGATAACGAAAATAAAAAAATTAAAAAAGAAGAATTAGACCAATACATTAATAATGGTTGGACTAAAGGAAGAAGATAATAAAATGTCAATCGTTGTTGCTCCAAAAGAGTAACGTTTTTTACTCCACTCATTAGTTTGAGTGGAGTTTTTTTATTTTTGGGTTATTATTTATATAATTGATTTATGAAAATATATAAATATATAATTAAAAAATATAATTTGTTATATTTTAATTTTTTGAATTCAAGAAAATTTAAAAAACAAATTGTTATATCTATAGCAGTAATAATCTTATTGTTATTGACATGGTTGATGGGATATAAACAAAGAGATGAAATTTTATTAGCTGATAAATATACTATTGATAAATTAGCTAAAGATACTTCTAAATTAAATCAAAATTTAACAGAATACGAATTAGATTTAAAGGCGTATAATCAAATTATGGAAGATAATGATTATTTACGTTATATGGCGTTTAAACATTCTGATATTGTTATTCCTAAACATTTTAATCATGAAGATCTTAAATTAGTTTATAGACTATCAATAAGATTTGAAATTCCACAAGAATATATCTATAGATTAATTCAGAAAGAAAGTAGATTTAAACCAGGATTAACTTCGTCGGCCGGAGCTAAAGGTTATATGCAAATAATGCCTGCTACATATAAAGTCAATAAAAAACTATATGAGAAAAAATACGGCTCTATTGATAGTTATAATGAAAATCAAAAAAATATAATTATTGGTACATTTTTGTTAAATAAACTTTGGCAAAAATATCATAATTGGAAATTAGTATTTGCTGCATATAATGCTGGTACTGGTAATGTAGAAAAAGCTGGTAACAGAATACCAAATATTATAGAGACTAAAAAATATGTAAACTTTATAACAAAAAAATAATAAAATAGTTATGATGAAAAATTATGATATTGCTAAAAATTTAAATATATCGTATTCAACATTAATGAGAAAATGGAAAATATATAATGATGGAAAAAAATAAAAAAATCGTAATGGTAGATATGGATGGAGTTTTATGTAATATAAAAAGACAACATTTAATATACAAAAAAATGTTACCTAATCAACCATATCCACAATCGCAATATGGTTTTTTTTTAGATATGCAACCAATAAAAGATTCAATAGAATCTGTTAAAAAATTAATGGATAAATATGATGTCTGGATATTAACTGCACCATCTTGGCAAAATCCAATGTGTTTAGCAGAAAAAAATATGTGGATTAGAAAATATTTCGGAATTCAATTTACACAAAAAATTATTATAAGTTCTGATAAATCATTATGTAAAGGTGATTATCTAATTGATGATAATAAAGAAGGTAGAGGTCAAGATCAATTTGAAGGAGAATTGATTTTATTTGGATCAGAAAAATATCCATCGTGGTCAGAAGTTTGTAAATATTTATTATGACAACTGTTGTAAATCTCAAAAAAGATTCATACGATATTTATATTGGTAGAGGATCTAAATGGGGAAATCCTTTTACACACATAAAGGATAAACACACCAAAGCTGAATTTATCGTTAATTCTAGATCAGAGGCGATCTCTAAATATAAAGAATGGATTAGTAATCAACCTCATCTTTTAAATGCGTTAGAAGAGCTAAAAGATAAACGATTAGGTTGTTTTTGTAAACCTAAGAGTTGTCATGGCGATATATTAGTTGAATTAATAGAACAAAAACAATATCATTCAATATTTTAATATGAAAACTTATAAAGGAAAATTAAATAAATTAGAACCTCATCAAATATTTGTATTTGGATCTAATCCAGAAGGTAGACATGGTAAAGGCGCAGCATTAATTGCTAAACAATTATTTGGTGCAAAGTATGGTAAAGCAGAAGGATTGATGGGTCAAAGTTATGGTATAATAACAAAAGATCTAAGAAAAAGAAAACATCCATCTGTACCAACATCAGATATAAAAAATTCAATTAAAATTCTTTATGACTTTGCTAGAGAAAATGAAAATAAAGAATTCTTTATAGCTTATTCAGGTAAAGGCAAATTATTATCTGGATTTACTCCTCAACAAATGGCAGATATGTTTTATAATGCTGATAGAGGATGGATCCCAGAAAATATTGTATTTGAAGAGTCATTTGCGATGTTGGTTAGAGGTAATCAAATTACATCTATATTTTAATATATAATTTATGCAACGATTTTTAGAATTAAAAATAAACGATAAAACATACAACACAAGTAAAGCAATAGAACAAGAATTATATCATTCTGATTTTTATTGGTTATTAGAATGTGAAGTAGATAATGTTAAAATAGAAATTAAAGATAATATACTTTATTGGAAAAGTGGTATATTTTATTGGGGTGTTTGGCATTGGGGTGTTTTTGAAAACGGAGAATTTTTAAGTGGTGATTGGCAAGGAGGTATATTTTTAAACGGATTATTTAATGGTACTTGGAACAATGGTGTATTTAAAAATGGTACATTTAAAGGTAAAAAAATAAAAGGAGAATTTCCTAACGAAAAAATATGACAGAAATACATTGGTTTGATTTAGATAATACATTATGGAAAACTAATGCGAAGTGGTGGATTTTAGATAAAAGAAATCCTTTAAATCCTATTGTTCGTATTACACAACATGAAGCACAATTAATATTAAACGGTAATTTTATTACGGATGGTAATCAAATTGTTTATAATGGCTTTAATGGTTGGTTAGATAATGAATTACTTACAAAGATAAAACAAAAGAAAAATATAGAATTAGAAAACATTGGAATATCTTTTAGAGAATATCAAGATGAAAATCTAATTGTTACTCAAGCTTCTGAACTATTTGTTTATATTGATAGATTAAAACATATTAAATCAAATAAAATCAATTTATTAACTGCTAGAGCAAATAAAAAAGCACATAACTCATTGATAGATAAGTTGTCTGAGAAATTATCTGAAATAGATATAAAATTAAATGATATTGTATTTGTTTCAGATCCATCGTGTGTACATAATTATGGGTCTACTTCAGAGAAAAAATTACAATGTATTATTGAATCTATTGTTGGTTATAAAATAGATAATGGTTTTACACCAATTATGTGTGATAAATATGACGAATGTTATTTTTATGATGATGAAGATTTAAATATTGATGAATGTAAAAATATTAATTTTAGAATAGAATATTTATTATCTTTAACACAGCCTTGGTTAAAAGAAAGAATAATTTCTAATTTAAAAAATTCTGATCAAAAGTTGATTTTAAATTTAGTTACAACAAATGAAATGAATCCATTTGAAACAACGATTATTGATATTAAAATTAATATATAATAAAAAATCATTTTTAAATATGATAACTAAAATTAATGAATTTAAAAAAACTCTTATAATAGAAAATAACGATACAAGTACAAGAGAAACATCAATGACAATCGATGAATTTTTTTCATGGTATTTAGGAGATAAAAATTATGAAAATGATTTAGATATTATTTATGATTCATTATTCATTTATGATAATGAATTAATTGAATTAACAGAAGAAAATTTAAATGAATTATTAAATAATAAAAATGAAATTATATTAATTGAATCAGATGATGTTGGTAATGTAATAGATAATCAATTTACTTTTAATTCTAAAACTTATACTATAGATAGTATGGATTATCCAGGAGAACATAATTATGCAGGAAATACAAATGAAAATAATGAAGTAGATTGGGAAATAAATAATTCAACAGCATCAATTAAATTTATTTATCCACCAAAATCAGGATCATTAACAAAACAGTTTATAGATTTTATCTATAATAATCCAGGATCAACAAGACAAGATTTTTATAAATTTATTAATAGAGAATATACACCAGGAAATAATTCTCAATTTTTTGCAGGTATAAAAGATACAGGAATTTTAGAATTAATTGGAAATAAATATTATATAGGTCCAAATTATGGAAAATGGACACAAGGAAAATTATCAACTACTCCAAAACAAATTTCATATCCATGGCATACTAGATAAAGAGTTTGAGTGTGCAATATTCACTCAATTTTAGGACTGTTATAGTTATAGCAACCAAAACACCAGAATTCGCTACTCTGGTGTTTTATTTTTTAGTCTACCTTTTATCCAATTATTTTTTTCATATAATTCTAATTCATTTGGATGAATATATTTTTTTTCATATGTAATTAAATTTGTAATACATATTTTACCACCAACTGAATTATTTAAACCGAATTTTGAATTATTTTTTTGATTATTAATCATTTTAAATGTTTGTAATTCACCAGATATTATTCTAGTATCATTTTTATCAACTCTACGTTTTTTACCAGATTCATCTACAACTAAAACTGTATTTTTATTAATACTAAATAATTCTCCAGATAAATATCTAGGATCATCTTTATAAACCATTTGAACTTTTCCATTTAAATCTTTTACGGTAATTAAACCTACATTACATGATACTAATTCTCCTGATAAATATAATGGATCTGTTACATGCGTCATAAAAATATTATTATATTTATCTTTAACAACAACGCAATTATTTGTTATAAATGCACCACCAGTTATAATATTATATGTATCTTTTCTATTTATAAATTCATGATTAACTAATTCTTTTTCTTTAGATACCATATCATCTTTATTGTCATAATTAAATAATATTTCTTTTATAAAATTTTCTTTTCCAAATAATTTTATATCTTTTTTTAGATTTGTACCAGATCCTAAATAATTATCATTAGGATTAGTTGTTATATGACAACCAATGTAAATATATTTATTAAGTAAATTTGTTGTTTTATAAATCGTATAATATATCATATTTTATATATTAAATATTAAATCTTGACCGTTTGCGTTATGGCAAACTTAACGCCAAGAATTCGCTACTATTGGCGTTTTTTATTTTATAAACATAGGGGACAATATGTTGTATAATATATAAAATAAAAATCAAAACATTAAAATATGTCTGAAGAAATAACAAATTCTGCGAATGATCATTTATCTAATTTTATTAAAAATAATGAACATAAACCAGAACAACCGATTATTACTAATATAGAACAATTCGGTTCTAATATAAAACAGAAAGTTGAGTATATCGAAACAAAGGCTGATTCATTATGGATTGATGTTCCTTTAGAAGAATTACCATATGGAAAATTTTATCCAATTGGAACTCATATATTTATTAGACCAGCTACAACACAAGAAATTGAAGCATTCGCTGTAGTTAATGATAAAAATCCATTTGATGTTCAATTAAAATTAAATGAAATATTATCAGCATGTACTAAAATATCTTTTATTGATGGATCTTATGGAACATATAAAGATATTCAATCTGGTGATAGAGATACGTTATCTATAGTTATTGCAAAGGCAACAGCAAAAAATGGTAATAAAATTCAGAAAAAAGTTATATGTGATTGTGATGTAACTAAAGAAGGAATTAATGTAGAAATGATTCCAGCTAATTATATTTATAAAACAGAATCAGAAGACGTTGCTCCTTGGTTTAATAAAGACAAAAGAGTTTATGAATTTGAATTAGAAAATGGAATTAAGATTGCTTTAGCACCACCATCTATTGGTTTAACTGAATCTATTAATGAATATGTATTTTACAAATCTGCACAAAGTGAAGGTAAAATAATGCCAAATTTAACATTTATGCAATGTATTCCGTATATTAAAGCTGGATTAGGTATTAAATCATTAAGTATTGAACAATTAGAACAAGAAGAATATGCATTTAAAAAAATGAACGAAGAATTATTTATGTTTATTTATGATGCAATCGATTTAATGGGATTTGGAGTTGAAGAATTGAAAACAAAATGCACTAAGTGTAGAAAGGAGTTAAAGACACCCTTTTCATTTCCCGGAGGAGCACGAGCTCTTTTCGTTGTTCCAAATGCCTTTAAAAAGTTTATTAGACAACGAGTTTGAATTCATGATGCAATCTAAACAACCAATGACGGATATATTGAATATGCCTTATTGGAAGTTTGAAGAATTTATTGATAGATTAAATGATCGAAACGATAAGATAGCATCAGAAAGAAAAAAGCATGATGAAGCACAAGCTAAAAATGCATCAGCAGGATCTTTAAATACTGGATCTATGATGAATAAATTTAAAATCCCCAAATTTAAATAAATGGGGATTTTTTATGTAATAAAATATTTAATATATAATAAAAACATTAAATAAAAAATACAAATTATAAAATATGGGATTGCCTCACTTTAATTCGGTTTTATCACATAATTCAAACGATGAACCAGTTTTTAAGGCGTTATTTGAAATTACATTTGATTTACCTCCAATCTTAGGTAGAACAACAACTGAAGTTCAATTAATGTTAGAAAACGCAAGAAATATAACATTGCCATTAACTCCTGACGTTGAATTACAAACACAAAGATTTAAATTCAGTACTCGTGCGTATGTTACATTACCATCTCAAACACATAATCCTGATATTTCTATTAATTTCAATTTAAATGAAAATCAGAAAAATGCTGTATTTGTTTGGAATATATTAAAAGCATGGTATGATTTAGTTTGGAATTCACAAACTGGTGAAACACATACTAAGCGTGAAATGATTGGTAATATTATTGTTAATCAACACAATAGAAAAGGACAAGTAATTCGTCGTGTAACTTATAAAAACGTACAAATTGTTGGTGTAGGTGAAATAGAATTAAACTGGGATTCACCACAAGACATTTTAGAAGTTGCAGCTAAATTCTGTGCTGACTATTGGGAAGATTTATACATTGATCAGTAGTAAATTTAGCTAAACATAATTAATATATAAGAGTATAATAAAAACATTATACTCTTTTTTTTTTATGCTTAAAAATAAAATAAAATTAATTTTAGA